CGAAATATTAATCAAAGCATTCATTACCGACATTCTGCCTTTTATTTCATCTAAACTTCTCGTATTTGGATCCTCCAAAACAGGAAGCCATGAATTGAATCTATAGTTTTTATTGGCTATAATTTCATAATCGGCGAAACCAAAAGTATAAAAAAAACTTGCTATGCACGCCAACATCTCATTGGAAAAATTACATAAATTTAAATGCTGTTTAAAGAGTTTTTAAACACTCTTAAAAAAGAAAAAAAAGCACTCATTTGAGTGCTTTTTTTTAACTTTACTACTATGAAACTACGAGGCAGAATTAGCGAAGAAGTAAAGATCAATGATAAGTCAGTCATTGTGCAGTTTCATGGCGATAAAGAAGACCAATATTTTGAAGTACACTGTATTTTTAGCCCTTTTTATCACGAAATGAAAAAGTGGGATACATGGGACTTTGTGCTAAAAATTAAAAGCGAAATCTTTGTAGACCCCAAAACAGGACAGAAATCTTACTTCACTCATCTAATCTGCAAGAGAGCCGAAAATCGTTTAGGAGTAGGTGAAGTTGCTAATCTAAATGACGGTAAATCATGATGTCCTCATAACTTGCGTTGTATGTTAATGAGGTGTTAACCGTAACCGTCTTACCGCCATCGAAAGGACTTCTACAATAGCCACGGGTTTGCATCCACTCGCAAAGCTCTATGATTTGGCTTTTGTTACTTGTAAAATAGAAGTATGATGTATCTTCAATGGTCTTGAGCACATTCAAATAATCAGATAATTTCCAGTAATCAGGACGGCTGTAAGTTGTGCAATCGGTAGATAGGTATGGCGGATCAACTAAAAACACAACATTAGGATGATTCCGGTATTCAGCGAACAAATCCCTGTAATCTTTTTTCACCCGATCTACACCTTCAAGATAGCCATCAACACGATAGTTTGATAGTCTTACTTTATTATAAAACTTTTCTTTCTTCAGCTGCTCAAAACTGGTCACATAATTCATTGAAAAGAGCAAACTTGATGAGATGGTTACCCAATCAATAAAACCTTTTTCTTTTGAGATTCTACCAACTATCTCCGAATGTAAATCATCTGACAAACGCTCCTTTCTTGCTTCAGATTTCGCGCAGATAACACGTATATCTGAAAGCAAGGCATTTGTCTTATCTACGTTTTCCAAACGATGAGAATAACCATCAAAATCGTTATACACGACTTTCGCATCCGGATAATACTCTTTGACGGTATGGCTTAGTAATCCTGAACCACCAAATAAATCTACATAAACAGCATCAGCCGGAAACTCGTTTAAAGCCTCTTTAAACGGTTTTAAAAATCTTCTTTTTTGTCCTTGAAAAGGCAAGGGAGCCTGTACATAATTGTACTTCATAATTTTAAATTTATTATTGTTTTTACTATATTTGCACCTCCTACAGTATTGAACAACAAAGCCAGCCAAAGAAGATTTTTCGTCCTCCATGGCTGGCTTTGTTGCTATTAAAATACTGTAGGAAGTTTTTAATGTGGAGGACGTTTTTTAATTCCTGTCCTCCGTTGGAATATTGAGTTTAAATTATTATAGTATTCTGCGTATCATTTTTAATCAAATCACCATCTGAGTCTCTGTGGACTTCTATCCACGTTTTTTGACCTATTCCAGTGGCTAAAGAACCTCCATCAAAACGAACAATTAAATTAAGTGCTGAAGTATTCAGTATCTTAATGGTCATACCCTGATCTAAGCCATCAATATAAAGTTCTCCATTAGGATTACCTTTAATAACAATATTGGTTACCATTGGTGATCCGTAATTGGAAAAATCATACGTAACGTCTGATGCTAAATTCGTTGTTCTTGTTAAAAAATTAGTCCTAACAGCATCTATGGCTATTTCTCTCGATTGACCGAACGGTATTGCTTCATCATCGTAGTTTGCACTTGGTACTTTTGGCGAAACGGTAAAGGTTTTCTGACCAGTTACATCTTGCGGGCTATGAAGTGTAATAAAATGAGTTGAACACCAACTTTCTGTTGCATATCCTGCATTAGAAATATTATTAAGTATCGCAGCATTATTTACGTCCACATAATCTTCTAATTGTGCTAAATTAATTGCGTGAAAAGCTAAAGTTCCGTAAGGTATTAACGGACTTTGATTAAAAGTAATTGTATTACTGAAGGTCTGTGTACCTGCTAAAGTAGCATAACTTCCCAACTGAGTATTTAAAGAGGTTTGTGTTACATAACTTGCTAATTGAGAAGTAACCCAATCTCTATAGGCTACTATTTTCCAACTGCTCCAAGTTGTTCCGTTATACCTGTCTCTCACGTAAGTTAATCCAGAACCATCAATAAAATTCCATTCTTGTCTTATCCAATCATTAGAATATCTTTTTACGGTTAATGATGCTATTGCTGAAGCTTGCAATATTGGCTGGTTTAACCATTGATAACCATAGTATACTCCCTCTAATGTTTGATTATTACAATCAATAACATTAGTAGTTGTAAGTTGTCTGGGAAACGCTGAATTTGCTATTTGGGCTCCTATCTGTGTAGTAGTGGCATAACCTGCTAAAGCATGATTTCCCCAACCAAATGCTGTAGACCATTGAGTAGAGTTTCCATTATTTGCTGTAGTAATTTGACCTGTACTATCTATTTTCAAAATCTCATTTAAGCTTACTACACCTCCATTAGTTCCTGCACTAAGTCCAAAATTGAATGAAAAACCTTTATGATTATTAGCAGTAAATCCCCAAGAATGTAAATTACCTCTAGGCTGAATGAAATTTGTTCCATCCCATTGCAAGTTATGTCCTATCCATGCGCCATATCCTGATAATAAATTAGCTACAGCTGTATGAAAAACAGATGAACCAACACTAGTTTGAGTTCCTAATAATATATTATGGCTATCGGTATATTGGGAGGTGTTATTTCCATTAAATAATACCTGATTTGTACCTACTGCATCACCTTGAGGTCTCAATATTATTGAACCATTAGAAGTTTCTCCTGATAAAATTAAAGCACTACCTGCACTACCTGTTCTTATTTTATTAACTCCTAATCTCTGAATAATAAGTTCTCCAGAAGTTGAATTGATGTTTCCAGCCACTCCTAACCCATTAACTGTCCAATTACCTGATGTTGTTTTATCTCCAGATAATCCAGTTTGGTTAGTGTTGGAGGTTATAAATGAGTTACCCCCATTAATACTATCAGTCATTAATCTCCAAGGAGTCCATAAACCACCGGTATACGACCTTTTATATGTTAGAACAGTTCCATAAGTTGTATATTCCTGAATAACACCTGTAGAAACTGATCTATATACGTTTAATGCCCCAGCAGTAGTGGTAGGATAATTTCTCGCTACAGTTGCATTAGCATCAGCTAATTGATAATAAAACCCGGGTAACACTACAGTATTTAAATCAGATGAAGCTAAATATATTGGCGTTTTTGGTGCATCTCCCAAAGTGTCTCTAACAATCTGTGTATTTGCTACTGTCTGTTGTAGAGTATGCGCTGAATTATCAGGATTTACAGATATTGTATATAAATCAGGATTATGCAATACTTCTGATGCTCCATTTGCTAGAACATCAGTAATTACCGTTTTGTTGTATGTACCAAAATTAGTTACAAAATTTACTTTTATATGTAGATTTGAATCATCCTCTTTGTAAAACTCTATATTAGAAATCTTAGAACTATCGCCGTGCACCCAAGTAATTGAAGGACCAAACCAGTTGTTTTGAAACTTATACATTGAAACCCTAAAAGATATTGTTTGCCCTATATAACCGAACATAGTCACAGTAAAAGAGCCCATCATATTTGATGAATTAGGCGTAGTAAGTTTTACACCCAAGCTTGTTACTGTAGTAGTATTTTGTAATGCAAAACTTTTTACAAGTACTGATGAATTTCCATTTCTGAAAACTGTTGCATCTACACTACCTACATTACTTATATTTTTAGCATTTAAATTCACATTAGTTAATGCTCCTGTATAAGTTAAATACTTTGAATCTGCTTGAGTAGTTGTAGGATAAGTATTATTATCGACTGAGCCGTCAGCTTTTAAAAATTGTGCTGCTGTTCCGCCAACGACTCTAAAGCCTTTGGCGGATGAATAATAAGCATAGTTTACGTCCATATTAATCTAAATTATTTACAACAACAGAAATAGGGTTTGGCGGCACTACGTCGAATTCGATTGCCAAGCTAACTAAATCAATAGGTTTGATTCGCCCATGAACCTTGTACAGTGTTACCGTATCTCGCATAACTACTTCAACGTTTAAACTATTTAAATTGTGAGTAATTGTTGCGGTACCTGATATGTTTGTTGAATATTTTTTGACCTTATTTGTTCCCGCTGTTACACGTCCTTTTGCATCAACTGTTACCTCATCGTAAGTTCCGGCTGTTACACCTGTAGCGGATAAAGTCAACGCTGATGAAACGTTTGCTGATCCATCAAATGCAACCACCCAACTACCGTCACCTGTTGCAGAAAGCGTTCTTGATGTTGTTAATTTAGCTGCTGATCCGGTTGTATTGATTGAGGCGGTTCCCGTCAGTAATGTTGCCGGAACTGCCGTGATTGGTATTGTAATGTTAGCGGTTCCGTCAATAGTCTGAGTTGTTGCTGTTACGCCTGACAACGTGATTGTTCTTGCTGTAGCCCATTTTGTTGCAGAAAGAACGGCTTTAGCAGCATCTGCTGTATTATCCGCATTACCTAATCCTACATCTGCTTTTGTAATATTTACGATACCCGTTTGACCATTTACCGAATCAACCGCTCCGGAAGTGATATAAACAAAAGTAGTTCCCGACCATCTGTAAGTTTTGTTGGTGTCAAGAGCAACATATATTTTGCCTGTTTCCTTTTGCGATGCAGGCAAAGCATTTAGAGCAGCTAAAGTTGCAGCCTCTACAATATCATCGACATAGGACGGTAACTGAGAAGCGGGAACCTGTCCTGATGCATCCAAAGTTGCAACACCATTAGCCTGACCTTTTTGAGCCAACGGAATATAATTTGCCAAATCTGCCGAAGTTGGCATATTTCCAAGATATACCGTTAAACCGTTTGCTGTTTGCGAAACACCCGTCACAACGTTACCTGTTCCGGAATTGGTAATAGGTAAAGAGAACGAAGTTCCGGTTAATGTCAAACCATTACCAGCACTGTATGTCGTATCTGTAGATGCTAATGTGATTGTGCTTCCTGTCTGACTGATCGCCATGTTTGCACCTGCTGCCAAAGTAATGTCGCCCGAAACCAAAGTTCCTGAAGCTCCGCCTTTAATTCTTGTTACCGTGTCGGTCGTTGTGAACGATCTATTTAATGATAAATCCTGCGTAACGCCATTAATCGTTAAAGTTCTTGTTGTAGGAACATAGTTTGCAGGTGTAAAGTTTCCGTCATGCCAAAATGAGTTCAAACTTTTAGTTGAACCACCAGCCGTGATAACGTCATTGTCAGTTTTGCCTAAAACTCTATAACCGACTGAAACATAATATGCATATTTAATATCCATTTTCTATAATTTATTAGATTTTACTTACTGTGACTTTAATACCGTTTACTGGCTGATCATCAAAGGTGATCTCAATTGAGTTTTCATTTAAAATACGAACACGAATCGGCATTTTGTACAGTGTTACAGCATCATAAGCTTCACACACAAAATCGTATGTATTTAGGTTGTGATTAAGTACTGCATTTCCTGTGATTCCTTCTCGATACCGTCCGTAGTTTGAGACAACAGATTCTATCATAGTTGTTTTTTCGTAAAGAAGATCATTTAACTGGTTTTGCAGGTTTACGCCCCAACCCGGATAATTTCCCGTTAATGTTATTCGATCATCGGTTGTATTGCCTACAGAAACCTGTTGTAGTAGTTCAATATCTTCTCGATTTTTTTTGATGTAGTCTACAATTTCCTGAAGTTCATCAAGGTCTAAATCATTTGACACAAGCGTTTGCCTTATATCTTCAATAACCTGATAACTACCATCTACCTGCTGTCTCAGTAAATCAAGCATGGTAAGAACCTGATCTTTACTGTAAACGTTCCCTTCAGCAACTACAGCTCCGTTTTCGTCCAAAGAATCTACAACCGCAATACTCGCAATTCCTAAAGCATCTTTCCAACTGATCACGTCAGCAGGCAATAAATTACTTCCGTCTTTTTTTGCCAGTTGTATAATTTTGGTGTTTACATCGTCTTTAAATGATGTAAAACCACTTTCCGTAACCGTATTCTCAAAAGCGGCTGCCAGTCCTTCTACCTCGTTAAAGGGAATGTTGTTTTCTTTATGTCTAAATGAAGAAAATGTCATTCTAAATTGATCCTGTGTTGGAGTGTCGCCAGTTTCAAACCAGCCGAAAATCTCTATTAATGATGCCATGTTATTGGAAGTTTGGTTCTATAAATAATACAATTTCGTGAGGTGGGAGAATTTTAAAAGCTTCATCATTTCCGATCTGCTCAGAGTCTAAAGTTTTCCAGTTCCATTGGTTTCCGCCTCCGTCAAAACCGCCTAATCCTTGATTACCGCCGTACGGTTGAACGATAGACGTTCTAACTTTAAACTTTGGAAGATTGTTTTTTGTCAACATGACGTTTTTTGCACCGCCTGAATTTCCTAAACTGTTAAAATCAGGATCAAATTCGTTATAACCAAAAACAGTTTTACCGCTTAAATCCGTGCATTCTTTCCATTGTGCCGGGATTTCATTTCGTGGTCGTCTGAAGACAAAAGCAATGCTACCGTTTTCGATTGGAGCGGTTTTGAGTTCCAATTTTGCTACTCTTTTTTCTAGTGCGATCGTAACAGCTTTGTCCGTTTTATTGTCAAGTGCGATTTGCATTTCCTTTAATGTCTGAAGCTTTTTAAAATTTGCCCAGGAAAAAAGATTGGGAGCAACTGCATTTCCAAACCTCACCGTTCTTTTTTTAATCAAAACTTTGTTCGTTTGATCTTGGAAAGTTTTTAAAATCTTCTCTTCATGGATGAAAACGTTAGTGTCGATTAATCCGCCTTCAAACGGAAGCACTTCATTGTTGATTGCAACAACACCCGGATTAACCGTTGTAGTTGATCCTGCAACCAAATCACCACCTGCGATAATGGTCATGTGTCCTGCTAATGAACCAACAGCATCGTAAAGCTTGATTGCTTCCATGATGTTTTGCATTAAGTCATTTGTGAGCGGAACACCGCCTGTTTGCATAAATTCTATATTGAACTTCATTTTAAATTATTTGTATTGTATAATTTTTGCTTTGCAACATATAATATTCGATTTCTGCTTTCAGCTGAATTTGGTTAATGCCGGTATTTGGTATTTTTACGATAAAATCAAATTCAGAATACAGTTCTGCTTCAGTGTATATGTAAATTGGATTTGAATCATCAAAAAGCCATTTTGTTTTACTTTTATATTGATCATCTTCAGCTTCAGTATAGAGATAAGTACCATCAAACAAAACAGCCTTTACAATTTCAATCCTACGATCAAGCGGGTCGAAAACATCATTGAGCCTTTTTTGCATTGAGAACTTTTGACAGGTTGTTTTTAGACGAATTAAATTCTGCTTACGTGCTTTTAAAAATTCATTATACAAAGCTTCAAGCGGAATGATCAGCACCAGGACAAATGCAATCCAAAAAGAATTTCGCATTTTAGTAGGTAACTGTTCTATTGCAAGCTTTCGAAAATTGATATTAAAGACTTCATCCTTCATTATGAGATATAGGTTAAGCTGTTAAAATCTTCTATTTCAAAACGCCCGGATGCTGGAACAACCGACATATTTACCGGCTGATACAAGCCATACCCGTTTAATGCAGGATCAATCCATTTTGTTTCGATCTGCAATGTTTGTAAATCTTCTACACCATCTACCGCCAATATTGAAGCCTCAAGCCTCTGCACACTTAATTCTCCGTTGAATGGGAGATTCTTCAGGAAATTTTCAATTGCGATTTGTACGGGATATGTTGCTGTTAAGATTGACATTCCTGATGCGTTCAAAACCAAAGGGTCAACTTTAATTTTAAAGGTGAATCTTAAGATGTCAGGATTATAATTTAAAACCGTCACATGGTCGCCTGCCGGAGAAATTTCTTCAATGTATTTTACAAATGCAACCATCACATCGTTAGGGAAAATTGTGTTTAAATCTTCAGGTGCAATCTTAACGACTATCTTTGATCTGCCGTTATCAATCACTCGGCTACAAGCCGCATACTTGATAATTTTAGAATTATTAATCTGCTCTTCCGTTGCTATGACCTCAGAACCGTTATCTGTGTAAGTTGTTTTAAACTGATCGGTTTCGTCTACTAAATCAAAACCATATTGAAACCGTAAAGCTTCAGAACGATAACGTCTGAGATTGAAAACTTTTTGATTTGCGATCAGATCTCGAATTTCCTGCAGATGTAAAATTGCTGCTAAAGAAAAGTTGTAAAACACCCAGGCTACAACTTTGAATATCCCTAACCAAACTGACGTTTTAGATGTGCTATCTAATCCGTTTAGGTCTGAATTTTTAGCTTTTTCGGCTTGTAATTGTGCTAATATTGCGTCGTAACTTTCATTCATAATTAATCTACTTTAAAGTTTGATCCAACTTTCATGATTCCAATTCCCCTCTTTTCAATAACTTTTTGATCTCTTAAAGCCGTAGATGGCTGAAGTTGTTTTGAAGCATAATAATTAAGTACATCGACATCAATTTCCATTTCTTCCGGAATAATTAAAGAGCTTCCGGCAATAGGACTTTCAGAGATAGCCATCCCATTTGCAGCAGCTATACTAAATGCATTAAAAACACTGCCGGTATGTTGTATTGCAACATCCTGGAATGATTGATTATGTAGTACTGTTATTGTCGCCATCTCTTAATTCTCTTACCGATTTTACTGCATTTTTGACTTTGATAAATATTGCCCGGACTTTCTGTTCAATGTCAAATCCTGCCTTTGGTAAGTTTTCAAAGAATATTGAATACAATTCAATGCTACAGGATATCGCAATTGTTATTAATGTGATTGTGACCTTATGGTCTGAATAGCTCGATCCGATTGGCTTTAATTTAAATGTCCACTCTAAACCATAGGCAGAAAGAATAAAAAAGAAGTAAGTAACACTCTTCACTACTGATAATCTCAGTCTTCTGGATGAAAATCCATACTTCCAAAAGTTTGATTGTGCTTTTGAATCCTTCCATAAAATCCACGATGCCAAAACACCGGTGATAAAATCAAGAGTCATAAAAAAAAGCAACAGGAAAATTCCTAACTGATAACTTGAAAATGTTACAAGTCCAACTGCAGGAACAGCAACCGCAGGTTTCTTAACTGCAGTCAATACTGCAAATGCTGTTTTCTTATAGGTTAATAATTCTTTCATATGTCAATTTTCAAATTTTCAAAACCTCCGGAAAGGTCTATATTAGGATTATAGCCATCGTACTCAAGCTGTATTTTTAAATCACGTTTAAACGATGCCTGATTGATGTTTTTTTTCACATGAAGTATTGCGGCAAAGCCTAACATCGGATCATCTTTGTACTCTCCTGGATGACTCATCGTAATATCTTCAACATGCTGAGTATCGGACGGGCTTATGACAAAATCACCGTTTTTAAGCACCGGCATATAATTTTCGTCAACTTCAATATCGTATCTCATAGCTATGTAATTTTCCCGGTTCCTGTAAATGCCCCTTGGTTGGAAGCTCCCGTAATTGCAACATCTCCACTTTTTAAATACTCTTTAATTGCTGCTAAAAGCTTTTGTGCATACTCTACTTTTGCAGAAGCTCTATTGGTTTTAGTCTCCATTTCTGTTTGGAGATTAACAACCTTGTCTATAAATTGCGCATCGTTTAAAGGCATTATTTAAATAGTTTTTCAGTATCATTTTTCAATTCAGTAAACTTTAATTTGTTTGGATCTGAAAATTGACCCGGACCCGAAGGCGTTGTGATAATTGCGTTTTTCAGTTGATCAAGAGTCTCGGTTAAGATTTTCTTCAGGTCGCTTTGATCGTTTTTAAAATCGAATTTCCCTGCTGACATTTCAAACCTGGCTCCGCCAATGGTTATGATCACTTTTTCTACCTCAGTATATTTTACAATTGCAGTTTCGGCACTCTGATTCTCTACTACAAGACAAAGGACTTGAGAACCGATAACCGGAATTATTAAAAACATATCATCAAAACTTTGATCGATCGCATTTAATCTGACATCGAAAAGAGGCGGTAAACCATCCCTTTCGACTGTGCAAGTCATTCCGGTTATTTCGGTTACAATTCCCAATGAAGAGTATCCCATTATTGGCTGACCTTTGGAGGCTATGGCACTTACAGCCTGAATAAAGCTTTCCACGGTATTAAACTTGAAAGAAATATTAATACTCCTCCTATAAATAGCCAGGTCATAATCTTACCAAAATGCATATATACCTGTTCCCATTTTGTAAGCTCTATTGGAGTCGGAACCTCTTTAATAACTGGATAAGGAACCGGCTTATTTTTAACTGAACCGCTGTGTTGTTTCTCGTAGGTTTCTTTCCATTTCAGGAAAAGATTTTGAGCCTCGGTTTTAACGTTAATGCTCAACTTTCCATCCTGAAGCTTGATGTCTGCTTTAATGTTTTTAGAATTTTTTTGTTCAGGATCTCGAATAACCGGCTTATTATTTACACACTCAATGTAAGCGTTGTAATAAAGGCTGTCAGGCTTACTAACTAAAACTGTGTCTTTTATTGTTACAGTCACCAATTTGTCGACAAAAACACTATCCTTTTCTGTTACGATTACGGGTTGTGGTTGTGGTTGTGGAATTTTTACTCTTGCGTTGCATGCGAGGAGTGATAGTGATGTGACCATAAGTAGGACGATTGTATTCTTCATTGCTTTTGATTTTAAATGATATTTTGTTTTGTCTTTTTATCCCGTCAGATTCATCTATTGTGGTTGTAACGCCATCGATGAAATACTGACCATCTCTGTAACCCGTAGGATAATTCGGGTCTTTTACTTTTGCTGAATCACCGACTTCAGTCCTGGGCAAAGCCCAACCGTCAATACTTCCTTCATAACCATCAAAAACAATTGAGTTATATTTTTTTTCAGCCCATTGTTTTAGTTCTTCCTGGTTTAAATTGAGCGGTGCGTGTAGTGAAATTTCACTTTCTCCAACATCGCCAAACTCGTACGTGACCTTTTTGTTTGCGCTGCCTTTTTGCATTGAGACAGCTTTTATAAACTTTTTTCGGCTCGCTGCTGTTTTGTATTTTAAATCTGTGCTTTCCCGGATGTTTCTGCCAAATGTGAACTCATGAACTGTTTGCGGACTAAAATCGACTGTCAGACCTGCGTAAAGCTTTTTACCTTTGAAAAAACAGCGAACACCGTACTTTTCTTTCAGGTCTTGAATAACCTTGTAAGGATTCGCCCTCTCAATCATATATTTACCGATTGGCATATCCAACGCTTCAACTTCGTAACCAGGAGCTATAAATTTTAAAAGTTCCTTGAGGTTTGTAGATTTAAATGTGTGATTGATTAAAGGTTTTTTCTTAATCATATACATTTCATCTTCACACTCGATAACGATCGGAATTTCTGCGCCGACATTGGAAATATAACCTGAGAACTCTGTATAAAGTTCCCCGTCATAACCTGCCTCTATGACTATTGAATCACCTACTTTTAGATGCTCGAGCAGATTCTTTCTTTCAATTGAAAAACGCTTGTCATTTACAATTGCATTTTTAAATTCTCTCGGCAGTTCCAGTACTGCAGTATCAGAAAATTTCTCAATTGTGCTTTCGATTTTAATCGACTTTACAACATTGAATTGTATTCTTTCTGCAATGGTGATCCGTAAGTCTATACTAAAATATAAGTGTCTACTCATTGGGAGTTAAAAGTGTATACGTTACTTCTTTGATGCTCGAAGCCTGCAAACTGAATTGAATTGTGTCTTGAAATCCTTCTATAGGAGTTATGGAGACATCTTTTAAATAAATACTTTTAATATTCTTGTCATCAAATTGATCACCTATAACTGTAAGAACACCATTCTGCTCAAAAATTTCGTTCAATTGCTGTATTTTACTTTTTGGGTATGAGCGATTTTCAACATCAATCAAAACTCCTTTAATATCGACATTCCAAGGTTTTGTTCCCCATCGTTCAACAACAACTCCGTCACCGCCACTTATTGGAGTTTCAATAAGATTTTTCTCTCTACTAAAGTTAATCATCAATGGTGGAGCGTAAATTGTTCCATTTCCATCACCTTCAAGCATTGCAGAAAACTTAAAAGGAAACTCTTCGTTTCCAACTTTATATTTAAGTATTACATCTTCAAAAGCAGGATCTAAGTCGTCGTAAACATCAACGCTGTATTTATTTTCATCTCTTGAAATTACTGCCGTATTAATTGCGTTACTTACCGCTACGATTCCAAAAGCAGCTGCATAACGTGCGGCTAAATTGATTACTACTGATTCGCCGATTGTCATAAATCCTTCTTTTTAACACCTAAAATTCCCTGATCTGCGAGCCATCCGATCTGAGCCCATTTACTTGCCCAAAGATCATCGTCCAATTGTTCCGGGAAAGGGATATGAAGGAAGTGGCTTATTAGCGCATCCGCCTTCATAACCAAATCACTTTCCTGATTGTAGCTTAGACCGCAGCTTTCTAAACTTTCCCAAACTTTCCCTGTCTGATCGGAATCAATTCAGTTAACAATCCGGCAGCGGCATAGAAAAGACCATCTTCAGCCATCACACGCTCTTTATCCGTAACTACGCAATTTCGCACTAAAATGTCCTGTCCTTTTTTTGGATCGGAGTTCATAAATTTCATTGATTGCCCAACAACGGCACGGTCAGGAACTATTACCAAAACTTCGATTTCTTCGGTTGCCTCATCATTCAGTGGCAAAATCACCGATCTTAATTTATCACCATGTTTTTCTTTCATGGATTTTTTTACTTCTTCCGATACTGGAATAAATGCTTCGTTAGCTGTTTTTTCTGTTTTTGACATTTTAAATTATTTTTAAACGGTTTTTAAATAGGTTAAGGAAAGACGTTAAGCTTTACGCTCAGGGCAAACAATTCGTATTGTTTCTCAAGTCCCATATCGCCGGTAACTTCACGCCCGTCTGATTTGAATTTTGAAATGATTTTATCGACTACGATTAAGTTATATTCATTTACAAATTCTACTGTGATAGTGAAAGGCTTGATTTTTAAAATATCACCACCGGAGGCAGTTTCTAATGGCGTGACATCACCCATCATTAACGTCCAGGAACATGAAGGAGTTTTTTTGCCCCACGACCATGATGTCGCATCGATTCCCATTGTATGATTTAACTGGTGATCCTGTTCATTACCGTAAGTGAGCGATTTCACTTCAATAGGCACACCGTTAATCTGAACTTTTACGTCGGCAGAGTCATACGCTTTGCCATTTCTGATAATTTCCGCCATTTTTAAATTTTAGATTTAAGGTTAACAGTTCCGTTAATTTCGCCGACATTGCCCTTTGGCACTACTTTAAATCCTACATTAAGGGTTTTTGCAACAACTAAATCGCTTTCACGATCAACGGTTGTTTTACCGTAAGAGATTTCGGAAGCTCTTTGCATATCAGCAAACTTTCTATCTCCTAAATCTTCCAAGGCGACAACTGATCCCGGAGAAAGTTTTCCGGTAGTTTCATTTAAGAGGTAAGATTTCTTTACTTCGGGTAAGTAAGCGGTTCTAAGCATTCGTCTAACTTTCTTCGCCGTTCTGCCGTAAGCTACCGTATGCTCGTTGATATTATTATCATCGTCGATGACAATCGGTGCGCAAACGTGATCGTTATTCAATCGAACACCCGCCATTCCTACGTAAGTAATTCCGAAAACGTAACCTTTATTTTCCAGCGTTTGTAACTGGGGATACATATCCTTATCGTCAATCTTCTTATGATTGGAAAGTCCTGGATTAACTAAAAGCTTTTTTGCTTCGTGTGTAAGGTTTTTTGTCTCATTTTCGCCGATATTTTGATCTACAGTACATGAAGCGCAGACACCTAAAACAGTTCCGATATTAGCGTATTTTTGAGCATGTCCGGTCTTTTTTTCTGCGACATCCCAATCCTGACCATTTACCAAGGTCACACCTTCTGCAGATAAATTTTCTAAATCACGTAAGTCGGCAGAACTTGCACTATTACCACCCCAAGCATAACACTCAAGAAACACTGATACTGGCATGTGATTTTCTTCTGACCATTCTTCAAGCAGCTTTGCAACTGCAATCGCATTGTAAACATCATCAGGCATACCGTTAAGCATTACATTTGTCACTGTAGGAAGTAAATTAACCCCAATTGCGATTTGCTTAATTTTACCCTTTGCATAAATCATTAGTGTTTTTGCAGGATCAGCGCAAAGATCAACGAGCTTATCTGTTTGGTCTTCCAGGATTAGATATAATTCTGTTCCTTCCGGAGCCAATCTGTAAAATTCTGAAAGATGTTCATAAACGTGAACATTGTTTGTTGAATCATAATCTTTAGTAATTCCCAAAGATTCTACATCCTGAAGGTTGTAAACTACTTTTGGAGTCGATAAATCAAGATTTGCAGGCTTAACACCTGATAAGACGATTCCGCTTATAGCGTCATCGCTTGCGAGACGGTTAGTCCCGACTTTGCCTTTTCTGATGGATGCTCCGTCTAAATTTGACATATCTTAAAATTATTTAGTTGTACCTTTTTTATCTGCCTTTGCAGCTTGAGGTGTGATTGAATCAATCTTACCCTCTCTATTGCCTTCTTTATCTTTTGGAAGACTGTTATTAGCGTAACTTTTGTTTGTAAACCATTCACCTGAAGGATTTAAAAACAATTCCTTTACTTCTGGATTTTTAGCGAAAAAATCCTGTGCGTACTTTTTTTGCTCTTCTGTCATAATGTTGATTATTGATTGTTCCCAGGAGTGGAATCGAACCACTCCAAAAAACCGTTTGGGATTTATTCCGGATTATCTGATACAATAGCACCGAAGCCGTGCTCCTGACGCTTATCAGCTAAACCATAACAGTGAAGTCTTACTTCCGCTGTTGGGTCTGCGCCTCTTGTATCTGTTTTCATCTCTTTAGCAAGAGTCGTAACACTATTAATATGGTAAACTGTATTCGGAGCGTAAAAGAAAACAGAAGACGATTGATCACCCGCTTCAGCAGTTGCACCTAAAGACTTTAATTTTCCTGCAGCATTATATTTTGGTGTTTCAGTATTCTCGAACATCTGAAGATTAAAAAAGCGTTTTAATTCCCCTGTGTTTTTGTCTATTTCCAAGTCTCTATAATTGCTTGTTTCCCCTCTGTCATAAACTAAATCTGATTTATGTAGATCATCGAGAATCAAATAATACTGATCTTTAGCAGTCAAATTAAGCTTAACCAATTCTTCAAAAAGGAAGCGATTTAAATCTGCATAAGTCAATCTTTTACGACCATTAAAAGAAGTTCCGGTCGTTCTGATAACAGGCATTTTTGCTGCAACGTTTTCTTTAGGAGCCAATTTATTGAGAGCGTAACGTCTCACACCAATTTTGAATGAGTTTGTGTGTTCTACTCTAATCGCTGCTTCCTTATCATAAGCCATAGCTCTTAACTCAGCATCGGTGTATGATGTAGGAGTTGTATCCAACTTATCCCAATAAACCATCCCTTTCTTACCTGTCATTGCTAAAGGGGTAAAGTCTTCTGTTGCGTTAACAACGAAACCAACATTATTGATTAATTTGTTAAACTTTATACCATCTGCATCAATTGCACCTGGGTTTGCTCTTTTCAGAACTCCAATGAAAGCATCATTATAATTTTGGAAGTCTTCCAAAAGTTGTGGGTCAACAAAAGTGTTTAACCAATTGCCATCTACTAAATCTGCCATTATTTTTTATATTTAGCGTTAAATAAATTGTTGAATTTCTCTTTGTCGGTAGATGCCAGCGCTTCCAATCCTTTTGGATCTTCTTTTTGCCACTGATCAAAAGACCATGCATCACGCCCAGGAATCGATGCTCCTGCCGTACCTGTTTGAATCAAAGCCCCAATTCCCGGAGCAACAGGTTTAGCAACATTTTTTAAAACCATTTCCAAGGCTTCAACTCCTGAGGTCGCACCAATTGTCTCATAAGTTTTCTTTTCATCTGGAGTAAAAGGTTTACTCGGATTTTCAGCTGCAGTAATCATATTGGTGATTCTTGAATCCTCATGAGATTTCAATTTTGCCTCAGCATCAGTCGCTTTCTTTTCTGCGCCTGTAATTTTCTCCTGAACAGCTGCCAAAACTGCGCTGTCAGAACTGTTAGCATCAAGCCCAGCAAGAGCCAATGCAGTAATAAGTAACTGTTTCATATTGTCGTTAAAATTATTGTTAGGGATTTCGTAATTATTAAAAGCGCTTACCGCTGCTGTAGGGATCGACGTTAGTAAAGCCGCAAACATGTTATAAACTTCTGTTTCGCCAACATCTTCAGGATCGAAAGCAGGATAAACCGTCTCAACTGATGCCGGAAGGATTTCCGAAACTAAACCTAATGCCAAAGCTTCTTTTGCGCTTAACCATGTGTCTTTGCTGATCCATGTTTTTACTTCTGCTTTTGATTTTCCAGTTCTCAGCATAAGTTTATCTTCAAAGTTTTCTTCCATTAACCGGAGAAGCTTTGCGTTTGACTCATGGTCTTGAGCGTTACCATAGGAGCCACTATGGGGTGCGTGAATCATCACGTATCCGTTATTTACAATTTTTACTTTCCTGGAGGATAGTATGAAAATCGCACCCATAGAAGCGGCTAACCCATCTATAATAATAGTAATGTCTGCTGGTGATCGTTCTACAGCATTACACATAAGATTTCCGGCAAAGACAGAACCGCCATAAGTGTGTAATCTGATTGTAATTTCAGAGTACTGACTTTCTAATCTTGATAGATAATAAACGAAGTCCTGACCATCATAATCCCATATGGTTCCGTACATCGTTAAAACATTGTCTTGAATTCCGAATATCATGTGTTGCTTGAATTTTCAGCAAACTTAAAACAGGATCACAACCATTTTTCAAAGACCCGCAACGGTTGCCACTTTTTAAAAAATGTGCCTTTTACATTTGGATTTTTGCGGAAAAAGTACATGTCAAAAAGAGTAAACAATGAGCCTGTAAGAGCTATTGCCGAAAGGATGTTTATCGAAGACGGACTCACGGCAAAAGCAATCGCTGATGCAGTTGGTGTGACAGAACAAACTATCGGTAGGTGGCGAAAAGGGATTCAGGGCGATATCTCCTGGGACGATAAAAGGAAGCAATATTTATCTGCGCCAAACAATATTAAAAAAGTTTTAATGTCAGAACTCAGTGATCTTGCTGAGGGTAAACAATCGAAGCTTGATGTTAAGGCTATCACAGAAGTAAGAAAAGCTATGGAATTACTATCCGATTCCATTTCGGCTCATGTGGTAATGGCAGTTCTTAAAGAGTTTGATTCCTGGATGGCATCGCAAGACCCGGATATCGCAATAAGTTTCCTTGAATGGCATAAGCTGTTTTTACTGCACAAAGTACAACAGGAACAATGAGTAATTTTAAACTAACCAAAGCCTTTGAAAAAATGCTCCTCGAATATGACGAGCATTGTAAAGGCATTCACAGAACTACTGGTTCCGGGCTTGATCCAAATCAATCACCAACAGACAGAAGAAAGGAACGTTTGGAATGGGAGAAAGATTATATCGTTTGGTTTGAGAAAATGTTCCCACATTATGCAAAAGTAAAATGCGCCTGGTATCACAGAAAACTTGCAAACCTTATTATTAATAATGAAGTCTGCGATGTACTTGCCGAAATTTACCGTTCCGGAGCTAAATCCGTTCATATTGATTTAGGTATTCCAATGTATTTGTATGTGACAGGACAATTAAAATTCATGCTTTTGTTCGGTCAAACAGACAAAAAAGCAAAGAAATTAATTTCCGATATCCAGGCTGAATTTGCAAACAATCAAACTTTCATTCACTATTACGGTAAGAAATTTAAATTCGGCGATTGGTCTGAAGGAGATTTTACAACAACTGACGGCGCAAAGTTTATGACCTCTACTCCTGGGCAATCACCAAGAGGTTTGAGGGAAGGTAACGCCCGTCCAGACTATATCGTTTTTGATGATGTTGATACAAGACAAAGAGTTAACAACGATGATTTGTCTAAAAAACTTTTCGATTTCGCCTGGGAAGATGCAAAAGGAACTTTTGACGAGGGCTCTAAATACCGTCGTTTTGTTGTAGCAAATAATAATTTCCACAAAAACTGTCTAATCAATTTACTGAAAGAAGAGTTTAAATTGATTAATTCAAGGCTAAAAGAAGCCGGTTTAAAATCAAAGTTTTTTGTTTTAACTGTAGCAGCTGTAAAAGATTTAACCACTTTTGAACCAAACTGGCCGGAAAAGACATCTGCAGCTTATTGGCAAGAGAAATACCTTTCAACTCCCTACCGATCTTTTATGCGTGAATATATGCACGTTCACATTATCGAAGGTACGATTTTCAAAAACGAACAAATCCAATATAAAGCAAGATTACAGTATCGCTCGTATGAAGCTTTAATGTTTTATGGAGATTTATCTTACAAGGAAGCAGGAGATTTTAAGGCAATGATCTTTGCCGGGAAAATAGGAAGAGAATTTCACGTATTAAAAGCCTATGTCCGACAAACAACAAGATACAATGTTGCAAAGTGGCTTTATGAATTTGTAAAAGATCAAAACCTTTTAAAACTCAATATCCAATATCTCATTGAAGGTCTATTTGCCCAGGATGAATTTGTAAATGATTTTGATACGGTTGGAGATGAAGAAGGCTGGTACGTTCCGGTTGTTGCCGACAAAAAAAACAAAGAAGGAAAATTCGACCGTATCGAAAGCATGTCCGGTTATTTTGAAAGAGGTAATGTCTGGTTTAATGAAGCTGAAAAAGGCTCAACTGACTTTCACGAAACAATTAACCAATTATTAGCATTTGCGAAAGGTTCCGGAGCGCATGACGATGCTCCCGATGCTTTGCAAAGTGCAATAAGCAAATTGAACGTTGCAGCACTCACAAACAAGACCCCTCTCAAGACAACAAGTCGAAAAGACGTAATAAATAAACAAAAAAACAGATACTAATGGCATTCATCACAGAAGACGATTATCCGGTTTTAGTCCGGTCGGAAATAAAAGACATTCTCCTGGAGAATTATTCAGATACAAAATTGAGATCCGCTGAACAAATGGCGATTGCCCAAGTTAAAAATTATTTGTCCGGGAAATATGACACTGCCAAAATTTTTAATGCGGAAAACGAAGCGAGAAACAGCCACATAGTAATGATAACTATGGATTGTGCCCTGTATCACCTTTACACCGGAGCAAATAGAAAAGCAATGCCAGATATCAGATCACAGAGATATCAGGACGCAATCGATTGGTTGAAATTGGTTGCCAATGGTGATGCTACTGCAGATCTTCCAGGAAAGACAAATGAAAGCGGAGAACAGATCTCAGGGATAAAATTCAGCTCGAGACACACATTAAGTGACAACCGTTGGTAGATACAGTGTTTAAATACCCTTTAAATTCAATTTTAAGACAATCAAAATAAAAACTAATGAATATATTAGGATTTAACTTTTCAATGAAAAAGAACGCCGTTTCTGCGAAAACGGAAGCCCCGAAAGGTTCAGGCAAGAAAAACCCTTCGATCGTAAAGATCGTAGACGCTTTTAAAGACAATTCAAGGAAGGATATTGCAAAGTGGAGATCGGCTTTAGTTGCTGCTTCAAATATCGACGATCCTAAATTCAATCAATACCACGACCTTCTTGATGATCTTATGACAGACGGTCACCTTCAGTCGCAAATTCAAATGCGTAAGCTTTCGACTTTAAACACAGATTATCGTGTCATTAACAGGAAGACGAGTGTTGAAAACGAAGAAGTAGGTTTTATTCTTCAGCAGCAATGGTTTTACAAATTCCTTGATTTATGCCTTGACAGCATATTGCGAGGCGCTACGGTGACTGAGTTCCGGAGCTTTGAAAACGAAAAAATCGACATTGGATTGATTCCAAGACGTAATGTTGTGCCCACTCGTGGCAAAATCTTTCCGGATATCACAAAGCCGGACTTTATCAATTATTTAGATGAAGGTTTTAAACCTTGGCTAATCCAGTTAGGTGAAAGCGATAGTTTAGGAATCCTTAACAACATCATTCCAAATTTGATTTGGAAACGGAACGTTATGCAGTCCTGGGCTGAATTTTGCGAAAAGTTCGGATTGCCTCTTATAACCGCCACAACGAATACTACCGATGCTGCGGTAATTGATAACGTTCATGAAATGTTGCTAAGTCTTGGTGAGGCGTCAGTTGGAACATTCCCTCCTGGAACAGATATTAAGTTTCAGGAAGCAAACAGAACAGATGCCTTTCAGGTTTATAGCCAATTTATGCAGGCGAACGCCAACGATATCAGTAAAATGATCGTAGGTTCTACCATGCTCAGTGATCAGGGAACAAACAGATCACAAACTGAAGTACATGAAAGATCCTTAGACAATAGAATCTCCCAGGCTGACAAACGAATGATTCAATTTATCATTAACGATCAGCTTTTCCCTTTATTGAGGCTTCAAGGCTACAACATTTCTGAAGAAGAGATTTTCGAGTTTAAAACTGCTGAACAGGAAATTGATTTGCCACAACTCTGGAACATAACGAGCGGTCTTTTAACAAGCGGTTATGAAGTCGAGCAGGACTGGATCTCGAAAACTTTTAACATCCCGTTGGGAGCAAAAAAAAAAATCAGCCAATCAAATAACATAGCTGCAGGTTATTTCCCGGAAAACAAACCAGTTGATCGATACAGCGATTTTACGTGTACATGTGGAAAACATAATCAGCCTGTTGATTCTTTAAAGAAGGAAATTATAAAGGCTCTTGTCAAGAAATTGGTAAGGGCTGTTTTTGATAAAAAGAACATTGTTGGAGCGAAAGGTGAATTGATTGCTGCGGAGGCGATCCAAATGGTTGGAGGATTAAGAGACAATTTTAAAACTTTTAATCCCTATACCGGACAGGATTGGTTGGTTGTGCAAATGATGGAATACAACCTCTTTGAGTTTGCGGCATCGAAGACTGAGGCAAGATATGCCACAATGATGGATTTGCTTGTTGACAAAGAAAAAGGCATCCGAGGATATCCGGAATTTGAAAGGCTTTGTCTTGAAAAAACAGCAGATTTAAACACACGATATCTCGAAACCGAATATAATCTCAGCGTTGCAGTCGGTCAAAACTCAGCTGCTTTCGTTCGTTTTATGGCAGAAAAAGACACCGTAACGAACCTGGTTCAATATCAAACAATCGGTGATGAAGCGGTAAGAGAAGCGCACGCAATTTTGAACGGAAAGATTTTCGATCTCAACGATCCTGAAGCAATGAAGCTCACGCCACCAAACGGATTCGGTTGTCGTTGTGAATGGCTTCAATATATCGGATCAGGAAAAGCAATCTCCGGAGAAAGAGGTCTTGAAATGATGTACTCAAGGGATGCAAAATTTAAAAATTCTCAATTTGAAATTAACCGTGGTGACCTAAAGCAGGTTTTCACCCAAAAACAATTTTACGGTGACAACAAAGGTTTAAATAGCGAAATCGGCAAGATGACTTATGATCAGTACGGTTTAAAAAAGCATAGTGAATTTAAAGGCGATTTAAAGCCTATTCAACTCGATAAGACCATCTCCGGAAAGAACGCCAAGGAACTTTTCAGAAAAGAGAAAGATACTGACTATATGGGTTTCTCAGACTACATGCAAAGAAAATTAATACTTCAGGAATCAACCTTCAGCAAGTTTACTAAAGACAAATATCTCACAGATGATGAACTGAGACACCAGTTATTTCCACATGTAAAAGACATCCTGAATCAACCGGATGAAGTTTGGTTAAATGACCGTAAAGAAGGAAAATTTAATTCTCACTATATCAAATTTTACGGTGATAAAGCGGTGATCGTAAATGTACACCTCAATAATCAAATGGAAGGTTTAGAGATTCAGGACTGGTACGATATGAAAGGTGAAGACGCAAAAGAAAGATTTGGAATTAAAATAAAATAAATGGCAACAACAAAATTAATGATGCTTGTCGATCTCAGCGCAAAGCTGTTTAACAATGGACTTCAAAGGATGCAAAGCCGTTGGGGAAAAACTGTTGACGGCATGCGATCCAAGTGGAAAACGATGGTCGATGAAATACCAGGCTTAAACGGAGCTTTGGATAAACTTAAAAATCCGGCAATGCTATTTGCCGGAATGTTCACGGCTGCCATTGGGTTCCTTGGCACTGCTACAAAAATGGCGAATGATTGGGAGGTCAAAATGGCGGAGATTAACGTCACCGCCGGACTTTCAAAAAAAGAACTCCGGGGGCTGTCGGATCAGCTCCTCGATATTGGAGCCAGGAATGCAACACCGCTCGATGAAGTCCCCAAGGCATTCGGGAGGATCATCAGTGCCGGACTTGATGTAAAACAGTCGTTAGATGCATTAGAACCAACGATGCGAGCTGCTAAAGCAGGTTTTACAGACATCGAGACCGTAGCCGGTGCAGGTATTGCGACTATGATGTCTTCAGGAAAAGACATCAACAAAGTGTATGATGTACTATTTGAGACTGTTAAGGAAGGTAATGCGGAATTTAAGGACATTGCCAAATACCTTCCTAAAGTTATACCGCTTGCAAGATCCATCGGTTACGAATTGGAATCAACCGCCGGTGCATACGCATCATTGACAACGAAGCTTAGTGCTGAGCAATCTTCAACCGCTTTAGAAGGAGTTATGAGAACATTATCTAACTCCGATATCGCTATGGGGAAATTAGATAAAAAAACGGGTAAGTATGTAAGCGGTTTCCGTTCTTTAGGAATTAACATTTTCACGTCTACCGGAAAGATTAGACCACTAATTGATATTGTAACTGCACTTAACAAACAGATGGATGGATTGACAGACGAGCAGAAGGTCAAAAAGTTGAGTAAATTAGGTTTTGACCAATCGACCGCTTTAGGTTTTGGAACATTAATGCAGGATATTGAAGGACTAAAAAAAGCAACTTTGGCAACTTCTGACGCACAGGGCTCTTTAGATCAGGCTTATATTGATTCATTAACCCCAATGGAACAGTATGATATCGCTCAGAATAAAATAAAAGCTGTAATGATCAAATTAGGTCAGGAGGCATTGCCTTATGTAACTGCAGCTTTAGAAAAAACAGCTCCATTATTTGATTGGATTTATAAAAATTCAGATGTTTTAATTCCTTCATTCTTAACGCTTGTAGGCGTTTTAGGATTCTTGACAGTCGCTACATGGGCATGGAATACTGCATTAGCATTCAACCCAGTGACGTGGATCATCTTAGGTATTTCGGCGTTGATTGCTTTGATTGTAGCGTGTATTATAAAGTTTGATGACTGGGGACAAAGCGTACTAATGATGTTGGGTCCGATAGGTTGGCTAATTGATATAATTATGCTTTTGTATAATCACTGGGACAGCATTAAAAAGGCATTTAATGACGGCGGTATAATTGGAGGGATAAAAAGAATTAATGAAGTTTTAATGGACTTCTTATTAAAACCACTTGAAGATCTTCTCGGCATGATGGGTAAATTACCTGGAGCTTTGGGCGCATTCGCAAATATTGCTAAGGACGAAGTACATAAGTTCAGAGAAAAGATGGATTTAACGGATACCAAGGAGGAGAAAGATGCAAAACTACGAGCCAATGGATTAGCCATTATGAAAGAATATGCAGATCAATACGACAAATCTAAAAATCAGAAAAAGCCTTTCGATCCGACTTCACTTTATGGAACTGAAGGAGGTGCTTTTACAGATGAATCGGCAGCTGCAGAAGAAAAGAAAAAAAAGAAACTTAGAGACGGAGTTAACAAAGTTTCCGGCGATGCTAAACAGGTGAAAAATATAAAAATAACTATTGATGCACTTCATAAAGGCGATATCAAAATGGACGGGAAAGCAACCTCCGGCATGTCATGGCAGCAGATGGAAGATTTCTTTAATGAAATGATGATGAGAATAGTTAGAAACGCAGAAACTTCATAATATGGCAGACAATAGCACAGTAGAGTTTAGAGGCGATTTCCTTAATCGTCTCAGACAGGTAAATAAAACGGCATTCCTTAACCGATCGATGTCGAAAGTAGCAATTTTAGCGGTGAATTTTTCCAAAGAAAGATTTGTTCAAAAGAATTGGTTAAGCAATAGGCGTGAACCGTGGCAAGGAAGAAAAAGACCTGCAAGAGGCTCAATTCTTGTGAAGTCCGGAAGACTTAAAAGAAGTATCCGGAAATTGGCTCAGGGCAACTATTACGTTTACATCGGAACCGATGTTCCGTATGCTCCGGTACATAACGATGGTGGAACTATCAATAAAACGGTGACGGTCAGAGCTCACACCAGGAAGAAAGAAGCACGAAGAACAAGAGATAGCCGTGGACGTTATGAACAACGTGGAGCTGCCACAAATCACCAAGTGAAAAGCCACAGAAGGAGGATGAACGTTACAATGCCTAAACGACAGTTCTTAGGTGACTCAGCAATATTAAACCGCAGGATTGAAAGATTTTTATCTGCAGAATTGAATAATGAAATAAACAGATCTCAAAATGAAAACGTTCTATAGCAAATTAGTAGAGATTTTCAGCAAAGAAGAAACTAAAGATCTTTACAGAACTAAAGGGATTGACTGTCCTAAATTTATTGATTTATACGCAGGACAGGACTTAGATCCGGACAGTTTTGATGTTTACCCGTGTCCGGCTATTTTTGTCAGCTGGAGTATTGATCACCGTCAAAAACCTGCACAGGCAAATGTAACTTTTAGAATGTGTTATGAGCAGATGAGAGATACAAGCAGCTTAGGAAAAAATACTGCAGAAGCTTTAAAGTTCATAGACTTTATTGAGATCACAGACGAAATTCTTGAGAAGTTTGAAACTGAACACACCGGAAAACTTAATGCTGCCACTGAAGAACTGAATTTAGAACCAATTGTTGTAGATCAGTTTGTTTTAACCTACAACTGCAGCTACACAAAAAAAGCCCGTGAAAAACTCACAGGCTCAATTGAAGATCTTAAAATCAAAAGCGGTCTTTATAGCCAAGTTTTTGATTAAATTTCTGTATTATCAATATACCATTTGCCACGTTTTTCGTAAACTCGCAAATGGTATTTTTTTAGGTCTGTATAACCGTTTAAACGGCGTTTAAAAAACCTATCAATTCTGCTTTTTATATCTGCAGAGATTTGACGGTCTTCAAATGTTAATCCATAGGCTCCCTTTGTCACCACAATCAATCCTGAATGATCAGTATTTTCGTAAGGCTTATCTGGACGACTTTTAAAAACTTCACCTTTGCCCCTGGAGGGATTTACCTGTGCAGAAAAGTTTACTGCAAATAATAATGCGCTTATAAAAACAGCGTTAAAGCTCCATTTTCCAGACATCTTTGTCAAATTTTTGTATTGAACCTTTTTCTAACATTTTTAAGCCTTTCTTTTTTAAACTTTCTTTGTCTGCAGCAGGATCAGAATATTTTTTCCAAATAGGAAATATTCTATCATAATTAGCATAAACAGTGAAAACACTACATATATTATTCTTGCATCCATACTCGACAAAAATTATATCATTTTTATCTTCAGGATTAACAAATTTTAGGTTGTTTTCGTCCCAATCCTGACGATTTACTTCTTCTTGAAACTTAATCCCGGTATCAGATATTATTTGACTGACAACTTTACGAAACTGCAAAGAATCAAGTTTATGAAATTGGCTCTGCGCAAAGGAAAGAACAGGAAGCAATAAAGCAAGGAGAAATATTTTTTTCACTTAATTAGGTTTTAATGCATTGTAAAATTATTGAAAAATTCGTTCAGCAAAGCTAAACAAAATTATTTCTTTTCCCTTTATTAAAACCCTGTACTAACATTTTCTTTCTCGTTTCACAGGGTATACATTTTCTTTCTTCAAAATCCCTACCAATAAAATAACCAAGCATAAAAAAATCAGATGCGTTCAATTCTTTACCATCTTTTCTTTCAAAAACAATCGTAGTTGAATCATTTCCTTGTATTAAATACTCTATATTACACAACGCTTTTAAACCTTCTCCTACTGCTGTTTCGTCCAAAGATTGAGTAATTAAATCAATCATACTATTCTGTGAATTTATTCTAACTGTTTTCATATCTTTTTTTTGTAAAATTAGGAAGTACAAGCATTAAAAAAATACGGTTTTCCGTAAGCATAAAAAAAGGTGCAAATCTTTCGACTTGCACCTCCGCCATTTTAAATTAAAACTTTTAAAAATTTAAAACACCAGTTACAATTAATAGGATTAAAAAACTGCAAAACCATATAATAAAACCTGAAACTTTTGTTACTTTATCGCTTGCCTTTAATAAAAGACAGTCGTTTATGAAATCTTTCATGCTGCTAATTTAAATGTTTATAAAATTCTGTCCTTACGGGAAACCGTTTTGAAATTAATTAAATTAATTTTTGATGTAATTCATTCTTAAAAATCTCAAGCTTATTTTGCTCGTAATTACCAAAAGCAGTTTTGTTTTGAGTCACTACCAAATCTAAAAGTAATTTTGCTAAATGAAATTTGAGCTGACAGGAAATATTTTTTCCGTTCCGGTTTAATGAATAAGTAAAACAACGTTTGGTTATCACCTCAAAAAGTTCCAATGTCATTGATTGATTTACTTTTTCCTCTAAAGTGCGTGCGAAAATGCTTCGTTTCAATACCAAAATTGATTGTAGTAAAAATAATGTTTCAGGGTCGATTTTTAAAGTGATTTTCATTTCTTTTAAAGTATTACATAGTTTTCTTTATCTCGCTTTTTTGTGGCTAAAACTTGCCATTTAAAGCCTTTCTTTTCAAAGTGAGGCATGTCTTTGAATGTTGCCCAGTTACCGCCCCAGTTCCATCCGTTGGCTTTGAATATTGCTACGCATTCCTGCCAATCGGCAATTTGATCACCATCCCAGTCTGCGAACGTGTCCCAACTTGCTGTTTTCCCGTCGATAATTAAAACGATATCAACGGCAAAGCCGTAATTATGGATACTTTGACCGCCTTTTGCTTGTGTGACTTTTTTCCCTGGCTTAGTTCTACCAATCGCAAACAAATCGTCTTGTTCTTTAAAGGTTCTTAAACCTTGAGAAATTCTTACTGCTGCTCTGCCGGTTAAAGCTTTGTCGATTTGTTGAATGATCTTTGTCATTTCTGCTCTTACACTTGGGTGTAATTTTGAGATTCTTTCTTTAGTTACTTTGTCCATAATATTTAAAAATTAAAGGTTAATTGATTTCCATTGCTGTTTTCCTTCTCCTGTAATTTTTTTAATTCTCTCTTTGCAGGAACTCCTAAATAGGTTCCGTACGTCCTGATCGAAATGTGGTAATTAGGCTCTATGAACTGAAAGTATATCTCTTTATAGGTCAAACCATGACGGAACTTTTGCTCCGTAGTGATCTCCTGAATCTTGATAATTTTCGTGAAATAGTTTTTTTTGTTAAAAGCCATACAGGATTTGAGTTATATTTGCAATTGCGTTTACAAAATGGCTCGTGACCTGTATGGTTATGGGCTTTTTTTTTAATTGCTCGAAGGCATTGGAAGCTTATTTTTATGATACCATTCCTTAGCGCCTGGGATTTTTGCCGCTTTTTGATACTTTGATTTTAAACTTTTAAACTGTTTTATCAGTCCGTCAAATTCGTCTGCAGTATATTTATTAAGTGGCTTTTTTAGAACGCTTAGTTTATTCATAAACTCATTAAAAGGCTTCCAATCCTGCGGATCATACAAACCGATATACTGAGCATCTTTCAAAACAATAGAACGCAAACCTTTCAATCGAGACTCGTTATATTCCTTGATCAAAAGTTGTTTTTCAGTTGGTTGCTGAGGGAAAAACATATAATAAAATCTTTCCAACTCTTCCGGCTCAAGCTCGTCGATGCTCCCGGTTCTGTAGTTAGTGTGCAACCATACCGACTGCTCTAAAGATTGCTGCGCAAATTTTTGCTGCAGCTGCTTTTTCATAATTGAATTTGTAATCATTTTTAATCTTTTTTTTGTGTTTAAATAGCATTTAAATTATTCTCATTTTAATTTTTTATGACAGTCTGGGCATTTATCCCATAAAACCATTTTTAAATCGAATTCGCTCCCACAGTGGGGGCAAATAGTCCACACCTCGTGGTTGTAATATTTATCTATTATATAAGTCATTTTAAAATTCTAATGTACTTTGATATGGAACATCCAAATCGTAATATTTTCTTAAAGCTTGTCCTAATTTTTCTTTAATAATTAGACGTTCCTTTTCGCTAACATGGTTTTCATCGGCTAAAAAATTATTATGCAACACCGCTTTCCAATCTCCTTTCCAAGGTTTTTCATCTATAAAAGAATTGTATGTTGTATAAACTCGATTACTGTATACAGAATCTTCTTTTTCTTCTATTGTTTGAGATCGTATGTAAACTATATGCATCCATCTTGAAACTTTTTTATCTCTTTCTTCAGCTATTCCAGGAGTGCAATTTTCAAACATTACAACAATTGACTTTTTTTTAAAAATCTTGTTAAGTTTTGCAACTCCGTAGTAAACACGGAGATGCTTCTTCTTTTTAATCTTCCATATTTCTGCTATTTCCTCTGCAGTAAGAGGATCATTTAACCTTTTCATTGCTAAAATATTGTTCCCAGGAGCGGAATCGAACCGCTCAAAAAACCGTTTGGGAGTTACTCTTCTTCCTGAGATTCTAATTCTTTCTCAGCAATTTCTAAGATTCTTTCAGCTTCTTTGATAATTGCGTTACAGGCTTCAATCGTGTCGTCTGCATCAAGTCCTTCGCAATAGTTTTCAACTAAACTTTCTGCGTCAAATTCATTTCTTGTCATAGATATTCTTTTTTTAAAGTTTGTTCCCAGGAGCGGAATCGAACCACTCCAAAAAACCGTTTGGGATTTATAAGTACTTCTTTTTCAATCTTTTCATTTTGTCGTTAAAATCATTGTTGGAAGTTCTTCCTACACGTCTTTGATCTTTACCTTCCTTGATCAATTTATCTTCTAAAACCTGAAGTAGATTTATGTTTTCTTTAGAAATCCTTCTATCGTACAACTTCAAACTATCGTTAAACGCATATTTTCCTTCCTGTAAGACAGTTCCTAAAAGCCAAGCTTCATCCTTTGTTAATTTCATGCTGTCGAATTAAATTAATGGTCGAAAAGAATTGCAGCATTGCTTTCAAAGTCAATATCTACAGTATCATATAATTTGCCTAATAGATCACCTAACGCGCATTCAAAACCGATTGCCTGAAACTCGATTATTTCCGTTACATTTCCTATCTTTCTTTCTCCTGAACCGGAGTATTCAACTCCAGTATCTAATCTATCTAACTCTACTTTAATTTTTTCAAATCCTGCTAGTTTCAGGATCATGGCTAAAATTGCTGTTTTTGACATTTTTTTTATTTTTGATGATTAATTTCTTCACTTTCTATATTTTGAAGATTTTCAACTTCAACATTTTCTTTGAAAATTTTGTTTAAAAAGTCCATTTCCTCCTGAAAAACAAAAGGTGACCTAAGTTTCATAAATCGGTGCCATTTATCATCTACAAAAGCATACCTGTGAAGCTCTAAATATGAAAAATCCCTTTGTCTACTATGAAACTGCTCCATTGCTTTATACGAGGCAAATTCTTTTGATTTTTTGTCCATTCCGTCTAAATACTCCAACTTGAAAGCAGTAGCATTGTCAATGTTTATTCGCTTTTTGAATTTCTTCATTGTTAAAATTTCTTTGTTCCCAGGAGCGGAATCGAACCACTCCAAAAAACCGTTTGGGATGTCTTATCTTCTGAAGGCTGCGGCGCAAAGACAAACGCCGAAAAAGAATCCAACTATGAACGCTATTACAAGCAACACTGCGATTTCGTCCATTACTCAGTTTGTTTATTTTCTTCACTTTCAAGCGGAAATAAATCTTCAATTATAGTTCCTTCAGGAAAGTCGACTGAAGTAATAGAAAGCGGTATATAAACTTTCTTACCTTGTGGATCAGTAGTGTAAGCTTCAATGAAAAACGCTGATCTGACAGGCTTGTAAGCATCCTGGATGATCTTAACTGCATCACTGAATTTTTCATCGTTTAATTCCACTGCAAGCTGTCTCAATTCCAAAACTCTTGATGATTTCAAGTTTCCTTTGGCATCTTTTTTCAAAAGTTTATTGATAACAGAGACCAATTTTGCGGAATTTTCGTCCTTAGCCATACTTTCAACAACTTCTTTAATTTTGTCGATTCCGGCATTAACTGTATCGTCCCATCCATCGATTACTCTAAAACCGTATGAGATACCATTTCCTTGATCGTCAGTAAAAGAATGAGACTGTTGCCCCTGTTTTACTTGATAAGCGTCTTGTTTTAAGTCCAAAAGTGTCCTCAGCCCTTCAAAAATGGTGACTTTAATAATTGACAAATCCTGAGATAAACCTAAAAGGATTCCCACTAAACTTGGAACTGCTGTATTAACCAATTCTTTGTATGCTTTTCTGTCCTGGTCTTTTTGATTTTCTTTTTCCTGAAGCGTGCTTTTTAAATCTTCCGGAGATGCCTGGCTCAATAATTCTTTGATTTGCTCAGGGCTTAGTGCTTTGATGTCTATTGTTGTCATAATTTTATTTGTTTTTTTTCAATTGCTGCTTGTAATGCATTTAATCTTTGTTCTCGGTTGCGAAGTGTTGGAGTTTCTTTAGCTATTGAAATTTGCCATTTTACAATTCCTACTCTCCGTCTTAATTCTACCAAATCAACTTTTGAGAAATCCTTCATTCAATTTTGATTTTTTTGCTTTTTTATATTTTCATTTTCAATCTCCTGGATTGCCTCTCGTCTTCCTTTGGTGTATTCAGCCAATAAAGCTTGTTCCATGATAGTTACAGCTTTTATATATGCTTTATTGGTAGCTGACAAAGTAGGTTTATCTCCTACCGATTGAAGTGCTGTGAAAACTTCATCTAAAACTTTTGAAGCACTCATTTAAGCGGCTTTTAAACGTCTTTTAAAAGAGTAGTTTTTCAATTCCCAAACCTTACCATCATTGGTCTCTGCCACCTTTTCGAAATAATCAGGGATTCGGTTTTTAAATTCTCTGATATCGGTCTGTTTCATAATCTTTGAAACAACTCCTTGAGGATTTTTTTGGGATTCCGGGGTATAAAAATTGTTCTTTTTGAAAAAGCCTAAGCCTTTGAGTTTTTCCTGGTCACTTTCTAAAGCGATAACTTCCCACTCCTGGTTTTCCATTATTTTAGCTTTTGTAAAGTATGAGTAGCTTTGAACCACAGCAAAGCAAACTCCTGATTCTATTAATTGTGCAATCATGTTTAATATGTATTTTGAATTTTAATTTTTTCTCTGATAACCGTTCTTTTTAGCCTTCTCAAGTCGTCCACAACCTTTACATTTTGAACTTGACCTGCAGAAACCTGAATTTCTTTAAAGACCGGTTTTAATTCGTCAAATATTCTTTTGTGAGTTTGAGAATCGGTTATTCCATTAGCGGTGCATATTTTTTTTACACAATCGATTGTCGCACCGATAAGATTGATGTAAGCACGCCCAAAACGGCTTTCTAACTCATCAAAACCTAATTTTTTCAGCTTTACGCCTCTGGTAATTCTTTGTTCAAGATCAGGAGTTCCGGATGCGATCACGCTCATTTCATCTTCGTTTTCATTGTATAAATGAATAAACCAACGAAGTGCTGAATCTTTTAATTTACTGGCTTCATCCACGATTAAAAGCGGTTTGGTTTTTGACCTTTTTCTGAAAAATTCCACTACTTTCATCCCTAATGCGTCAATGTGCATATAAGATTTACCTATGTCGATACCAAGCATTGTACACAATTCAGTCAAAAATTCACGCTTTGCCCATTCACGACAACGGATATAGAAAACACCTGTATCTGTATTTGTTTGAGCGTATGATTTTAGAGGTGTGCTTTTACCTATTCCTGCTTTATCAGTGATGATCATAAACAGATTGTAAGCTTTTGCATCATTACATATTTTAGTAACTTTTTTATAGTTAATTGTCTCAGCTATTTGCCATTCTGTATCATTATAGCCTAAAGCCTTTCCAACTTTCAGCCACATTTCATCTTTAATCAAATCCCAATTGTTATTTCGCATTTGAGAAATTGTTGCTGGTGAAACATCGGCTTTTGTAGCTACCTGTCCGTAGCTACCAAGCCTTTCTTTTTCTGTATCTATTGCAAGAAGTATTGCAGATTTTTGTAAATTTGTCATAATTAGTAATTAAAAGACGTGTTATTTAATATTGCGTTTTCTAAAGATTCAGGAGATATGCCGTCTCCTGAAGCTTTTTTAAGAGGTACGCTTTGAATTTCGTTATAGTTATCCTCGTAAAGATTTATCGCTGTTTTATCAGTGTATATTCCCATCATTGCTGAATCTTCACCAATCATTGAAGCCAATTCATTTTCTTTCAGTTCTTCAATAGCTTTTCTTCTTGCATTTGCTTTTCCAACACCTGACAGGTCTTTATTTTTGCCTTTTCCTTGTACTTTGGCAAAGAACTCAGCTTCGCACAAAGATTTTAGAAGATTGCCACTTTGCTCCCATAAGAATACAACTGATAAGTCATTTAAATCGTAGGTTATCACAACCTCTTTATTGAAATAGTTCGAAATTACATCGTAGTAAGCTGGGCTAATCATGTAATCAAACTCGACTCCAACAATTTTAGTGGAAAACTGACCGTCATGTCTGAGTGTGAGCTTTTTCTTTAATCCAAATAACATTGAAATTGTAGCTTCTGAAACATCCGTTACGTGAGGTTTTTCGCTGTATTCATGCAATTCGGCAGGGCTTTGATGCACTTTTTTATGCTTTGTAGAGTATTTCGAAAAAGGTGTAATTCTATACTTCTCAACATGGGTTGAAGCTTCGTCGATATTTTTCTGCATATCCCAACCTTCTTTCTTCGCTTCTTTTTTAATTCGTTTCAGGTATTCAGCTGATCTATGAGCGTATTTTGCTCTTGATTGAATACCTTCACCATAGAAATATTTGGAATCCATCATGAAAACCGACTGTAAGGTTTTAAACCATCTTTCAATTTTCGCTTTGTCATTAGCTTTATGGCTTAGAACCATATTAACACCTAACGATTCCATCCTTTCAAATAAGTCAATCATTTGCGGAGTGTTATGTCCCGGAAACCTATCTGTTACCCATTCGTATGGTAAATAACCTGCATTTTGAACCGCCATTTTCATTGCTTCCCAATACACTAAATGGTTTTCAGAGTAATCGAATGAATAACCTAAAACATCGCCTGAATGAACATCACGAACTGCAACAATGTTCAAGAATCTTTCTTTTCCATCTTCTGCAGTATGAGAAATCATGTTGATACGAGTTGCATCCATTTCCCAACAATCTCCTGCGTAAAGAGCATTTTCAAAAGGGATATAACCTTTATGGATATGCGATTTTCTGCTACTTGCACCAAAACGTTTTAAACCTGTTAAAAACTGAGTTTTTGGCTGCTCTAAAATAGTTTGACGAAACCAAGACCTTGAAGGAACTTTTTTCACTGTCATTTCACACAAGTCTTGAATTTTTCTTATGATAAAATCATCCGAATAATTCTGAGGCATAGACCTCATTTGCATCACCCAACTAAACACTTCAGGATCGTTGTAAATTTCGGCGTTATTATTACCCATTCGTGGCAAATGGATGATGTCAACAATCGCTTTATCGGTAGTTTCAAGAATGGTTATCTTTTCTTTTAACTTCAAGTAATTGTGCGGTATGTACTGTAAATCTAAATCTGATAAAATTGGACTTAAGTCCTTATACAGTTTATTTGCCGTTCCGGTATAATCCTCTCTTGTATCCAGTATGAAATCTAAAACCGCACACGCTTTAGATAATGCTATTCTTTGCGCTTCGTTATTAACATCAGAATAGAACTCAGAATATTGTTTTGAAGCGATTTTTAAATGCTGTTTAAACCTTGTTTCTAAGCCTGTAGATTCTTTAGATTTACACGCTGTTTTAAATTGATCGAGTAAGGCAGTAGAATCGCCAAACATCGATCTGTAATTTTTGGGAGCCTTGTTAGGAATGTTGCTAAGGCAATAATAAAATTGACCAGATACTTTGCCCCATCTCCAAGACTTTCCAGAATCCGGCATGAAATCTTTTGCTTTCGCAAGATCACATGCACGAACTGTTTTCTTATAAACTGAACGAATCTTCCACAGATAACTTTCTGTCAAACCACACACCTCCATAAGAAGGCGCTCTGAAAGCCAAAGGCTTTCGTTCCCGCCGGAGTGTCTGATTAAAATGTCTGTAGATGTTAAATTCATAATTTTATTTAAAAAGGGGCTTATAACACCGCCCCAAGCGGCTTTCTATTAAGGAATAAAAAGATTCAAAAACCCTGTTTCACTACGAATTAAAAGGCTCGTTAAAAACAGCTAAACATAACCTTGTTCCCAAGAGTGGAATCGAACCACTCCAAAAAACCGTTTGGGATTTTTTTATTTTATTAAACTTTTTTAAAGGTTCTTCCTATTTTAAAAGTTCCGAACAATAACCATTCTTGAATAATTATTTTATCGACAAATATTGTATTTACTGAAGTTTTATACTTTAGTATTTTTTGTGCTAATTTTTGAAGTGTTTTCATAAATATTATTGTTTAGTTAATTTTTTAATTTCATTCAGAACCTGCAATCCTTTTCCTCGGATTGGCGTTCGTTCTCCTCGTGCAATTTGTCCTATATAAAACTCGCCAACCCCGAATTTTTCAGCTAATTGCTGATAGGGAGTTTTAAGTTTTACGGGTTTCCGTAGCTTAAATGTTGTCGTTTCCATATCTTTGCTAATAATTATTTAGCAAATATAAACACTTTTATTTATAATAAACAAATTTATTTATAGTGAATGGAGATTTTATAAGAAAAAAAATAGAAATAGCTGGTTTTCAGCTATCTGAAGTTGCAAGAAACATGAATATTTCGCAGCAAGACCTCCAAAGCAAGCTTAAAAGTAAGGATATTAAAGTATCTTTTATGGAAAATGTCGCCAAGGCAATAAACAAATCTGTTTACTATTTTTTTGATTCCAAAGATGAAAAAAACCTTACCGTTGAAAACAGTAAGGAAAACGGTAAGGAAAATGGTAAGAATTCAAATGTAAAAGAAACCTTACCGTTTGAAAATGATTTATCTTTTCAATCAGGGGATAATGGAGACTTTAACAGAATCATGCAGAAAATTAAATTTGCTGAAAAAGTGAGCATCAGTGACCACGGCGCACCCTTTTATGATCTCCCCGTTAGCGCTGGTATGGTTGAAGAATTGTTGGAAGCTTCTGAACTGCCTTCAGGGTTCATTAGTATGCCTGGTGTTAATTGTGACGCTTATTTTCCAATTACTGGCTGCTCGTTTAAAGATTATATTGAAGCAGGAGATATTATAGGGGTTAATTTTCTGAACAATTGGGAAATATTAGATCCTGATTGTATCTATTTGATTGTGACAAACGATCAAAGAATGCTTAAACGCCTTGTAAAGCATCCTACTGACACGACTTTGCTTATTTGTGTTTCGCCAAATTATCGAGAATTTACAATCGATAAGTTTACGATAAGATACATTATGAAGGTTACATTCAGAGGAAAACCAATCTAA